AAAAACAGCATCCCGCCCGTGAAAATTACGGATCAAGGTGACAGCGCCTGTGGATAACCGAGTTATCAACAACCTATCCACAGGCCAAAAACATCGGAAACTCAACACCAGCCTATGGGCGCATGAAAATCGGCTGCGATATCAACAATGAGCCAAAACATGGAATAATTACGGATCGTAGAACAGCCATAACTTTACAAATATAAGATAATTCAGTGCTTAACTTTACATCGCTACTCAATGTAAAGTTAAAAAACCCTTGACAAACCAAAAAAAGGGCATATTGTGGGGGTAACATTAAGGATGCTAATGATGATTTCATATCCCCAAATCCAACTCACAGCGGCCCGGCACGGAGCCATTATCCTCCCAGGATATGGGCATCCCTCTGTGTCGGGTCCGCTCGTGGGGAGGTAAGGAAAGTGGCCGAAGGAAGGATGTTAAAGAAGGTAATTTGTGAATCTCCACGGCTTGCGGCGCTAAAAAATGACACTCATCGGCTGATTTATACATGGCTGATACCCCATTTGGATATTGAGGGTCGTCACAGCGCCGACCCACGCATTGTCAAGAGCCATGTTGCGCCAATTCTTGATCATATTTCCCATCGAATTATTGCCAGCGCGCTGAGGGATATGGCCGACAACGATCTGATTATTCTATACTCCACTAACGGCAAAAATTACCTTGAATTACAACGATTTAAAAAACATCAACATCTCAGAGATGACCGAGAAAAAGGATCTGATATACCTCCTCCTACTCCCGGACCCCTCCCGGACCCCTCCCGGAGTACCGACGGAGTACAGCCGGATAACTCCCGGAGTACTCCCACACAAGTTAATTTAAGTGAAGTTAAGTTAAGAGAAGTAAACGCGCGCGCGCGAGGCGACGAGCCTGTGGATAACCCAGAAACCCAACCGCCCAAAAAAGAACTCTCTGAAGAAACTCCAACCCCCCAAAAACCCATCTCAAAAAACACCCACGGAGAACGATGGACCGAAACCCAAAGGACCGAGCTCGAAGAATTGATGCACGAAATCAAAAACCGGTACGGTGAAAAATATCACCAGCAGTGTTACGTCTGGCTGCAGACATGTTATAATCGATCCAATCCCAACGCTACGCTCCACTGCCTCCGCCGCCTGATCCAAGATCGTCTGGCCGGTAAATCCATACCGGCGCCGGGAAGGTGGCTCAACGCGGCGCTGACCGGCGCCAAAAACGGCCGGGGCGGAGAAAACGCCAAGGCAGAGGCACGAGCCTCAGAAGCTGAGCACGAAGAACGCAAAGCCGAGGAGACCCACGACCTCACAGCCGGCATCGGCAAATGGCCGGAGTAAAAAATGGAAGACTGTGCTCAATTCGGTTGGGCGGCGCTGGCCAAAATGCTGGGGATTTCAAAGCGTTCCTGCATGCGGCGAAAAAATAATCTACAAGAGGCGGGTGTTATATTTTATATGGTCAGGGTTAATGCAAGAGGGCGAAAGTATAAAGGAATGTTTTTTTTCCCCTCAATTATAAAAGCTTATCTGATAAAAAACACAATGGAAGGCAAACTATTTTAATGTGTGATGACCCCACTTCACACAAGAAACACGTAAAAAATAACATCCCTGATATCAATCAATTAGAGAGAAGAAAATATTATTTTGTGTCACTCCTATAGTGTCACTCCTATAGTGTCACTCCTATAGCGCACCCCATGAACGCCGTTTGACAAACAGGAAAACAACCCTATAATTATAAGTAAAAGGGAATTCTATGCCCACTGCAAAGGATTTAATCGACGATCTACTACACCCATTCCGGGCGGCAATGGCTGAGGCGCGGATTACTCCTCAACTGCTGGCTAAAAAACTCACAGCAGAGCTAAAAGCTAAAGAAACTAAGTATTTTCAACATCAAGGCAAGGTAATATCAAGGCGTGTTGTTGTCGTTTGGGGGATCAGGCAGGCCGCCCGCATCGATGCCCAAAAACTCCTGGGCGCGTATCCATCAGAAAAGATTGAATTTCCCGACAAACATGGCAAGCCGCAACAAATCGGCGGCGTGATCTCCGATCCTGAGCGGGCGGCGCGGCTGATCTATCTCATTCAACAAGCGCAAAAGCGGGACAAGGAAGCGAAAAGAAAGAAGAAATGAATTTAGCGACGGCTCAAGATCAAATATCAAAAATCTCCGGCCTAATGGCGCTCCTGAGCGACGAGGAGCGGATGGAGGTGGATGATCTCCTGCGGGAGGAGACGCCGATATGGGTGCCCTTACCGGGTCCGCAAACGCTCGCGTATGAGTCCGATGCGGATATTTTGTACTACGGCGGATCAGCTGGCGGGGGAAAATCTGATCTCCTACTGGGCCTGGCCCTCAATGAGCACGCGCACAGCATCATTTTCCGCCGGCAGACCACGCAGCTTGTGGGCATACAGATACGGCTCCTTGAGGAGATCCTCCGGTCGCGCAAGGGGTGGAATGGTCAGAGCGACGTGTTATCCCTGCCGGATCGCAGAATTGAGTTTGGAAGCTGCAATAACGCCGGGGACGAGCTAAAATATCAAGGGAGACCGCATGATCTCTGCGGCTTTGATGAGATTTCCCACTTCCTGGAGTCACAATTCCGGTTTTTGATTGGCTGGCTCCGCACGACAATCGTCGGCCAGCGGTGCCGGATTGTTTGCGCAGGCAACCCTCCAACGACCACAGAAGGTCGTTGGGTCGTTAAATATTGGGGGCCATGGTTGGATGACAAACATCCTCGTCCGGCACGGTCAGGGGAGTTGCGCTGGTTTACAACGGTCGATGGCCGGGATGAGGAGGTCCCGGACGGCAAGCCGATAACGATCAATGGGCGCATTGTTGTGCCGATGTCGCGTACGTTCATTCCCTCCAGTGTCCAGGACAATCCATTTCTACTCAAAACAGGTTACGAGTCAACACTTCAGGCCTTGCCGGAGCCCCTGCGCTCACAGATGCTTTTGGGTGATTTCCGGGCGGGTGTCGAGGACAGTGCTTGGCAACTGATCCCGACCGATTGGATCGACGCGGCGATGGAGCGCTGGACTGAGGATGGCGGCAAGGGGCCGATGGATTCCGCTGGTGTGGATGTTGCCCGTGGCGGCCGCGACAAAACGACTGTGTCAACGCGGTTCGGTGCGTGGTATGACCGGATCAAAGGTCTGCCTGGCGCTCAAACACCCAACGGTGCGGCGGCGGCGGGATTTGTAGTGTCCTGCATCCGCGACAAAGCCGTGATCCATATTGACGCCCTGGGGGTGGGCGGGGAAACCATCGGTCACCTGGAGACCAATGGCATGCAGGTTGACGCAGTTGTTGGGTACGACACAGACAGTTGCCTGGGTCAGTACGACAAGGCGACGGGTCGGCTCCGGTTCCGCAACCGACGGGCCATTATCCACTGGCGATTCCGAGAGAGCCTCGATCCAATCACGGGTGACAATATCGCCCTGCCGCCGGACCCAGAGCTGAAAGCCGATTTATGCGCCCCGCTGTGGAAACTAACTGCGGGCGGGATTTTGGTCGAAGAGAAAGATGAGATTAAAAAGAGAATTGGCCGGAGCCCCGACAAGGGGGATGCTGTGATTTACGCCTCGATCAACACACCCAAGAAGGAAGAATTCCGGCGCGGGCAGAAAAACGTGACCGTAGCCGAGGAATGGAGCCCGTTTAACGCATGATCAGGCCGATGACAGGGGATGACATTGACGAGGTTGTTGAGTTGGCTGCCGTGATGTATCAGGAGAGCGCCAACTACCGGCGAATGGGATTTTCCCCGGAGCGCGTGAGAGAGATGGCGGCAATGGTGGTACAGAACGGGTTTGCGATGGTGGCTGTCAAAGATGGTCGGATGATCGGCCTGATGGCGGGGAGTTTGATTCAGCCTGTATTCTCACGTGATCTAATGGCCTGTGATTTTCTCCTGTATGTTCTGCCGCAACACCGGGGCGGGACGGCGGCGATTAGGTTGGTCAACGCCTATATGGAATGGGCCAAGCAGGGCGGGGTGAAATTGATCACGGTAGGGGTTACAGCGGGGATCGACAATGATGCCGCGA